GTTTACGATTTCAAAAGCTGATTACGAGTTGCAATATTCCTGCGTCAACGTCTGATGCTCGTTTTGCACAGCGGCGAACGCTCGGGAATACGACAGGGTTTTATCGGCAGTCATTTTCTGCTGAATAGGCGCCTCAAGTTTTCCGCCCGGATCCCCGGATACATCGGTTCCCCTGGTGGCGAATTCCTTAAAGTTTACCAGCTTGGGCAATTCTGCCAGGAATTTCCGGAACCATTCGATCTGGGTTTGCATTCCTGATCCTGCCGCAAATTGGATATCTGATGCGGTGTCAAGTCCCGTCATGAATTCAGCGATTCCCGCCTTAATCCATGCAGGAGCAATTTTGCCCGCAGCAACTCCCAATTCCAATTCCGTTTTAATGATGCCGCCATGAGCCGCCTGCTTTGCGACCTTCTCTTTTTCGGCGAATTCGAGAGTCAATCTTTTGCGCTCGACTTCCACTGCCTGGATAGCCGCCTCTTTCTTGGCTGCCTCAATATCCGCTTCGCTATATGATATAACAGGCGGGATAACCGCGGGAACAATGGCCGGAACAGCAGGTGATGCTACAACTGATGCCTGGATTTCTTTATTATGGTCTGTCCAGAACTTGAGACCTTCGAAAAACTCTTTTAACTCCATAAAATCCTCCTTTGCTGAAAATTCAATAATGATATCGTTTACATCTTCCATAAATCCCGAATCCGGCAAGCCTTTTACCGCCGGTGGCATTGCGCCCAGAAAGCCCAAGTGCTTCAAAGACAAATCCGAATACAGGCTGATTGAACGTTTTTTATATCGACCGTCATTTATCCATCCAGCAAATTCAGGTGCGATATTTTTTAGTTTGGCGAACAGGATATTTCCTTCCCGCCGTAGAGACTCGACCCAGCCCCAGGCTGGAGAGTCATTTTTGGGGTGTTCGATAACCACCGGCACCTCATGCACAGATGGATTATAGCTCTTGACGATTTGGTCAACATCTTCGGTTGTCCAGTTCTTTGTTTCACCGGCCATGTCCGTGTGCGTGCCGGTCTGGAAAACTGCAATATCCATGGACTATCCCTCCAACGTAATCTGGATAACAGCAATACTGCCTGCTGTTTTGTTGATTACCTGCGCCTGTTTGATATGATCCGCAGACGAGAAACGTACTGCCTGCCCTGCGGATAGAATATGGCCTATTGTTGCTGTAGCAGGACAACCAAAGGCGATTCTGCAATCATGGGTTTCCACTGTAATCATTGCAGCAGATACAGTGTTCCAGTTCACAGGGCTTCCAATTGCGTTATTTACGGCGACAGATAGCAATTGGTTGACATCTGTTAACTCGTTTCTTGTCTTGTCAAAAAAATGATCCAATTCAAATGATCCGACAATGGGGTTCTTATGCTCGTTAATTATCAGTACTTTGCTACAGCATGGGCATATTCCGCTACGGGGCTATGCACTTTACTGTACCGACCACAACATGTAGCATGTTGATTGCGATGGACAACCACAATATATGGTGTGTGGTACAGTCAAGTGCATAGCCCCGTTCCGCTATATAACGAATATAAACATAAAATGTGTCGGGACTTATCTTTCGCAGATACTGCCCGCCTTCGTTCATTTAGCTTTACGAGATTATCAAGTTTGCCTTCGAACCCATCGACCTTCAGTTCAAGCTTGTCAACTTTAGCGCCGATGAAGCCAACCACTTTTATTGTTTCTTTTTGCTCAATTTGAATGTCGCCTTTCCATTCACGAACCGAATCAGAAAACTTTTGCTGTGAAATAATCAGCCCAGATAAGAGTGATTGTAATTCATCCGGTATCCGATATTTAACAATCCCATTTCGTTCTTCTTGTTTCAACCGATGAAACTCTTTCCGGTACATTGCTTTGATTAAAGCGATATCGGTTCCGCTCCGGTCGTTGAAGCCACCAACGACCGATGAGAAGCCTGTTTCAGTCATTTCAAAAAATGGCCTTGGTTTACCTTGAGCGTCGATATATTCAGCCTTGTTAAAACTAACGAGGCTAACAACTTGATTTTTTTCATTAATTTTTCTAATGACCTTTAAAAGATTGTCGTGAGTTTTTTCAAACGCCGCCGCAACTGACAGGCTGTCCGTCCAAAGTTCTTCGTTTCTTTCGAAAACCTTGATCCTGGCCATGATTTCAGTTGCTCGGTCTTCTACTGATTTTATTACCGTCAATTCATTTTTCATGGATTCAACCTGCCCCATATTTCTGATACAAAAATTGCTCGCTCCATCAGCTTTTCAATCTCAGCGGTTTTCATGTTCGGCCATGCCGCCATCAGGTTATCTTCCACTTCCTGATAACTTTGACCTTTTTGAATCAAATTCATAATCGGCTTTAATGTCTCCAGCATCACATCACCAGGAGGGGAATCAACAGCATCAATGGCGGTCTGATCCGGAAAGAGAGTGGATATTTCACCGAATGCCGCCACCGGAGGAAGAGGCTTGCTGGGTGGTGTGGGGGTTGTCGGGACCTTCGGCGCAGGTGCAATTAATTCTTCACTGGCTTCTGGTTCAGGAATGCCATAAGTGTCATAGAAATACCGCTTTGACATTGCCAGACCACAATCAACGGACAATATCTTATCCCGCTGCGCCAATTGGAAAAGGTCGCCTTCTGATTCGGTGTGAAACCAAAGTTTAGGGTAGTCGATGACACCATCAAAATTATAATCAACGATCCAGCGTATCAGCGAATCGTTTAAAGTTTCTGCCAGGATATCGGCATCGGCCTTTAGAATGTCATTGCGTACCTCGTCATGGGTTTTGCTGGCAGCATAAGACCCTGTTCCAGAAACTTCTGTCGTGAGGGTTTGACCCAGCACGCATTTGCTGATTTGCTTGTCCATGTAGTCGAGCAGAGACTGATACGAGACATTGCCCGTCCGGGTAGCCTCCAGTAATTGAATCTGCATGGTGTCGGGAGTTGTGACCCCTGTGTCGGTCTGAAATGTTTCCAGAATGTCCGAAAACTTGTCGATCTGTTCTTGTGATGTGCCATTGGGGTATTTTCCCCACACAGTCGGACTACTAAATTTTTCCAGCAGTACCAGCCAGAATTTAATCCCATTTTTTTTGAACCATACCGGCCACCAAAGTTTCTGGCCGAGGCCGACACCATACGGGTTGTCGCTTGATCCCCAGGTGAAGGTAATAAACTTCTTGTCCGGGAGGGTTTCTCCCTCGATCATGTTGAATGGTGTTAAGAGTTTGAGTTCTCTGAATGCAGTAAATACAAAACGTTTCGGGTGTTTGGTGATAATCCGGTTTATCCCGATGTTCTTATCTAAGTCTATCTTCCAGAGTATTTCAGCGACATAAAATCCGTATAATGCAGCCTGTGAGAGTTCCTGGACTGCCTGGGAGAAATTACATGCCAGAAGTGTTTGCGTTACAAAATCTGCAATCAGTTGCTCTTTGCCTTGCTTGTTCGGTCTGCCTTTTCGGGATGGAGATTGAGCCGCCACTATCTCCCATTCACATCCTGATAACGATAAGTACCTGGTGAACAAGACCGCGCTGGTATGAGCATCTCTCGCCACTTCGTCGTAAAGTTTTAGTCCCCTGCCACTGGATTCTGTGCGTAGTACCGGATCGGGATTTTCAAGACGTGCCAGCCATCCGGTGAAAATATCAATATCTTTGGAGATACTGGCAATTTCATCTGTCAGTTTTTGCGGTTTGGCTTGTGGTTCAGCCATCTTCCATTCACCCTTTACTGAGTGCTTGCGCCTGTTGGATTTAGCCATGTAATATTTTCCAATCGGTAAAGCTATGGTGCGACTGAGGAATTAGGAAAACGTTTTAATGCGTTCTGGGATTCGTTTAGATTGTTTCATGTGAAATAATTTGTAGGCGATATTGCAGATTTATAGCGAGGGAAAGCAAGAACATTTTGTCTATATACGCATATAGACAAATACTTTATTTTTATAAGATGTTGTCAAGCAAAAAGTTATTATTGACATGATACCAATTTAGAGTATCATAAGGTCATGGAATGGACGGTAAAGGCGACAAAGAGAGCCGAGAAGCAGATTGCCCGATTGCCGGAGCCAGTCATGCGGAACCTTGCGGCGTTGATACGGGACATTGAACGTAATGGCCCTGTTCGTGGTAACTGGCCGAACTACAGCTCTGTGGGCCGCTACAGGTATCATTGCCACATCAAGAAGGGGCACCCAACTTATGTTGCAGTTTGGGAAGTCGTTGACAAAAAAATTAAATTGGTAGAGGTATTTTATGCAGGTACTCACGAGAAAGCGCCATACTGAGGATGTTGCTGTGGAGCTGCGGTTTTTAGGACCTATAGGCAAGCGAAACGAAGCGGTTGATACGCTGAAAGCATTGGGCTTTGTTGATACCACAGAGACCATCCCTTGGAGAGATTGTTTTCCCTATACAGATGAGCAGTTACCCGGAATATGCCTGACTGGAGCCAGACACAAAGAAGGCGTTACGCAGCGTGAATTTTCGAAAATGACTGGCATCCCGCAACGGCATATTTCGGAAATGGAAAACAACAAACGTTCTATTGGCAAAGAAATGGCAAAGAAACTTGGGAAAGCCTTGAACATTTCGTACAAGGTGTTTTTGTGAACTACCCCTACCCTAAAGGGATAGGGGTTTTACGCCGTTCTTATAAAAAAGTTGGCGGGACTCAACAACCGCAAATAGACAATTCACATTATTTGTTGTTTTTTCTGGGCTTCTTCGTCTGTTCGAAATGATTTTTCACAGTGCTTGCAAACCCGAATCCGCACAATAACATTATCATATCGTTCGGTTTTCGCCACAATGTGATCTTTCCCCCCGCAGTATGGACATTGCATTCTTAATAATTCCCCATTCCGGTTGTTGTTCGTTTGCCTGATGATTTAATCTCGAAATTATTATATGCCCCAAGTCCATTAAAGGCGTGAACCTCTGCATCCGCCATATCGTCATTTAATCCGACAGGAAACGACAACAGCTCATCGTCGAAATACCCCGGCAACAGCATGATAAATCAAATGCTGTTCGTACCGGGCCGCCACCGGCTGGAAACGGGTCAGCTTGTCTTTATCGCATGGAGCGCCCTGGACTGGTAATGTGGTTGTGCGAAGAAGCTCTTGCACAACCGCGGCCTGAAATTGAACCTCTTCAATCCGGATAGTCGCCGGGTTCCATTTCTCGGCCATTTGCTGAATGAATTTCTGCCCGTCATGGAATCGTACCCTATCCCGTGCAACATCCAGAACCCATATTTTCCCCTGCTTTTCCCTGCCCAGAACCACAATAGCTGTATAATCGGCTGTGGTTTTTGTGCTGATGGCCAGGTCAACTCCCATTGATACAGTCAATGTGTTTAATGGTGGTGGCGTTCCGTACCGCAAATCGTCTCGGTAAACTACGGTCCCGCCAAAATCGACAAACTGCGCAAGGATTTCCTGGTTGAATACTAATTGAGGCAGCTCCAGCCGGGCAGCCTCTATCTCTGCCGGGTCCAGGAATGGATTAACTGTTGAAGGCATCTGCCAGGAAATCCAATCATCATCGTAAGAATCCGATCCGACAACCCCTTTCTGGAAAAGCTTATGGAAATCTTGAATACCTCGGGGAGTTGAGAAAAACCATGCCGAGCCTCGGTAATCAATCAAGGTGGGGCGGATGGCCCGTTGCCATTTGTCAATTAATCGCCGGGTCATATCCGCCTCATCAATAATGACGATAGAGTACTTCCGTCCTCGCGCTGGGTCGTCATCATCCATAGACCAGAAATCAAGTGATCCTCCGCTGATCAATTCAATCCGATGCTGCTGGGCGTCGATCCGTTGCTTAACTGGCCATAACATCGACTTGGCGTTCCGGAATACTTCGTCCAGGTATTTGTAAGATGGTGCGAACCATGCTACCGGGAACCCTTCGAGCGCGCCCCTGGCATCCACGATTAATGTGTCCAGCCCGAAGTACGTTTTTCCGGTCCGGCGCCCCAGGCAACAAACGTTAAAACGTTTGGCGTTATCACGCATTTCTTTTTGTGCCGGGTGCATTCGGGAGAAACTCAGTCTGGCTTCAGTCATGACGCTCCACTATGATTTTGAGGATGCCAGATGTTTCCTGCCG